CTTGCAAGTCCTGTTATGGCTTATTGTGTCGTCTATCCTTCTAATTATCTTTAGGTGGTCTGCGTGTAATACCGACGATTGCGATGCTTTGTCTAGCGTTTTACATTCTTTTATAAATTCTAAGTTATCTCTATGCTCCATACACCAATTAAGAAAATCAGCAGTAATGTTATCTAGCCCCATAACCTCAAATGCTATTCTCTGCGATTGTCCGTTTATAACAATATTAAACTTCTTTGTCATCTTACTTGATTTTGTGTATTTCTTAATCTTGAAAGTAGCCTATCTGCTTTTTCCGCCTCGTCGTCATCTTCTCTTACCAACGAGCATAAAACATATCTTATTCCCGCCATACTGTGATTAGCGCACTTCGGGTCTTCAACATTCAAAACCTTCCCGTCTTTATCTACCCACCAAAGATAATTTCTATATTCTTTTAATGTGTTGAAACTTCGTCTCGTGATTGATATTCTCTGCCCCTGCGTTACTCCAATACTCCACTTAACAAATGTTTCCGACTTACTTTCGCCCCGTTGCTTTGATACCCCTACGATATTAACTCCGTAACTCTTTATTTCATCTACACTTTTCGGCTCGGCTGAATCTGCTATCACTAATGTTTGCGGTGTCGGTAACGCTAGTAAGTAATCTGCTAACGACTTATTAAGCATTCCTCGTTGATATAACTGCTCATCAACTATGTATCCGCCATTGTAATAATACACATCGCCTATTGAGCTCGGGTCGTTGGTATATCCGAAGTCCAACCATCTCGCCTCTAATGTCGCCTCGTGCGGTATTTCGTCTATTATCTGCCAATCCTTGTATATTCTTGTGCTTATTATTCCCAGCTTTCCCTCACCATAAACAGTCCACCATTCTTTATTGTTTTTATGGGCCTCTATTTCGCCTTTTGTTGTTTCGTCTAATGCCTCATTATCTAAGTATGTTAATGCTCCTAAGTATCCATCACCTAAGAAATCTATATCATCTCTTTTTCCCAGCATTTCCGTATAAAACCAAAACTCCTCGCTTGGGTTCCAGTCCATCCACACTATCTTTCTGGTTCTTGTGATTAACTGGTCGGCTATATTATATGGGAAGTGAACCGCCTCATTCAAGAATAAAACATCTCTTCTCGGCCCGTGTGCCTTTCCAAACTTATCAAACGAAATAAACTCTATTACGCTACCCGTTGAAAAACTATATTTATTTCCCGCCAACCAACGACTATCGTCCCAGTAACCGTGAACCGTCATTATATTCTTAAAATCCCTAATAGCACCTAAGTTAAGGTGGGGAGCTGATTCTCCAACTACTGTGATTATTTCATCTCTTACACTTTGAGCGTAATCTATCAGCCAGATAATAATACTTATAGTTTTACTGGCGCTCGTGCCACCACTAACTGCCCTTATCCTCTTCTTCAGTTGAAATATCTTTTTCGTCGCTGTTGTTGGCTTGTAGAGATTGTCCTCCATATATTGGGATTATTGATTCACCTTTGCTTGTTAAATCCATTTTTTGTGCGGGCATTCCATCAAGGTAATTCCATATCAATCGTTGCGTAGAAGCGTCTCCATCTACGATTGCTTTCTTTAATATGCTTTTGATAAATGCTTCCTCATAGGTATAATCCCTTCCTTCCGCTATCTTCTCTAATGCTTCTCTTACTTTTGTAGTAAAAGACTTACTCCCCGCCATTTTGCCACCAACCTTTGGATGTCCAACCTTAAATTTACCATTTTCATCAAACAGGTCTTTTTTCACTATTTTTTCACTATCTTGTGGGTTTTCTTCACTCATAATTTTTTTAATTCGCTCCACTTTTCAAATTATCTTCGTAACTTTCATACATTTCTGCCCCCATATTATAGGGCGGACTTGTAAAAAGTAATCTTGCCTTCTTTTCTCCCATTAACTTACTAACTTCCTTTGGATTAGTTGAATCCCCACAATATACCATATTCCTCCCCAAAGCCCAAATATCACCCGTCTGTGCGATTGCTGGTGCAGAGTCAGGGATTACATCGTCTTGCTCGTCTGGCTCTATTAAAAGGTCTTTATCAAACCCTGTCAGGTCAAACATTTCAGGCGATAATTCTTTTAACTCGTCAATAGCCAGTCCCATCTCCCATTCTGATTCGTTTAATCTATTGTCCGCTAATCTGTATGCCTTAACCTGTTCGTCTGTTAGGTCGTCTGCCTTAATAATCCACGGCTCTTTAATTCCTTCGGGATATTTCTTGTAAGCTAACCATCTGCCGTGTCCTACGATTATTGTATTATTCTTATCAACTACAATCGGTTGTCGCCAGCCGAATTCCTTTAAACTGTTAGCAATCTGTTTTAACTGCTTGTCAGGGTGTTTTTTGGCGTTTCTTTCGTATGGTTTTATTTCCATAAATCAAAACATTATTTCTTTATCTTCTTGGCGTTTTTTATATCCCCTGCCGATTGAATCTGTCTTCAAATGACATTCTCGGCATAAAGTTATACCATTGTTTATATTCCACAACTCTTCACATTTAATTGCCTCTTCAGAATTTGTTATCTTATATTCCTCTAAAATTATAAACATTGGTTTAAGATGGTGTGCATTCAATTCAACCGCTTTCCCATTGCCACTTTTTTTACCACATTCTTGACAAGTAAAATTATCTCTCGTATAAACATCGCTTCTCCATTGTCTATATTTAGTATGGGTTCTTATATATTTCATTATAGGAGTAATACCACCCTTCCATAAATTTGATTTACTACCTGGATTAGGACACTTACATCCTTCTTTAGTTTTACTAATTTTATCTTTTGTTTCTTGTGGCTGTTTATACCCTAAACGATAATTATGACCTTTATGAGCTAAACTCATTTTTTTTCTTGCTTCTTTTGTATGTTTATACCCAGTATTTGCTATTCTTAATTTTCCACGAGTTTTTTCTGACATAATACGACCACTCAATTTTTTAGATATCTTTTTTCTAACATCTTCTGGTATTGTCCTACCTTTTAAAGAAATAGCATTAGCTAATCCTATTTTTCTTTTTGTTTCTTCTGTAAGTTTGTATCCTTTTTTTGGCATATTAGAAAAGAGTGGACTCCTCAATTCTTTGAAAAGTTCCTTTATATTTTATCATATATGGATTCTCTAAAACCATTCGGTGTTGCCCGTGTATAGTAATAAACTTATCTGATTGCACCTCTAAGTCGGGTGCAAATTCCCTGTAATATCTTAACCAATGAGCCTCTAACTTAATGGCTACATCTTTGCTATCTACTATCGGCAAATTAGGCAATTCTGCCGTTTCAAATTTACCCATATAATGAAAATTACCCCTCGTTAATACTACATTTTCATTGGGGGCAAACTCAAATAACTTATCAAATAGTGAAATATCCTTGATAATGGTCGTATCCATTATGTGTGTGAAGCAACCGAATACTTCCTTACCTCTTTGTATCCCTCCAAGTTCCCATAAATTTTGTTTATTTATTATTAAATCTACCGAATCTGGGCCATTCCACTCAACTGACTTAATTACTTCTGACGGATTATAATTACTGTTGCTCACAACTAAAATAGGATATTTAACATTCTTAATGCTATCCAAACAATCATATAAAAATGCAGAAGTGTATTGTGAAGTGGTGATGACTATGCCAGTTTTCATCTTTTTAAAAATTTATTTAATTGTTCTATTGTGCTATTTTCTCTACCATATATTTTATGAAACTCATTATGGGATTTTTCAGATAAAGTAATCCCATTATCTATTGCGAAACGGAGCTCGGGATATTTAGCAAAGTTTTGGATATGATGAACTACTAAATTTCCACCCCTGATACCCGTCTTTTGGCAAGTAAAATTATCCTTTACTAATACTGCATTACGCCATATTTCATATTCAACACACCCCCTTACTCTTTCGTTTTCTGTGCTTGTTCCACCTCGCCATTTAGGATTTTTATCTCCTATTTGAGATAAACTCCTATTTCTTTTCCATTCTTCTGTGCGTTTTTTACCTAAATTTTTACCTTTATTAGAATTGCCTATTTTTCTTTTATGTTCTTCGGTAAGTTTATTACCCTTATTCCCTTTACCATTTTGTTGCCCGATATATTTTGAGGTATCTCTTACTTTCCATCTTTTTCCTAAAGCAAAACTATTACCAACCATTTTATTTTTCCTTTTTTCAATATCTTCTTTTGTTCTGATATAAATTCCTTTTGGCATATACTAATTATACCACCTTTTCATAAATTCTTATAGCTTCTTTATGCAATGGTATTTTCTCAATATTATTTATATCTACTATTGATATTTTTTCAAAAGATGACTTCAACGAAGCAAATATTCCGCCATTTGTATCAGACAAACTTTCCATAAAAACATTGTGCGTAGTGTGCAAAATCTCTCTGATTAAGCTTTTTTCTTTATCCCCGTGCCATTCGCCTCTAATATATTTAACATCTTTTAAATACGGCTGATACGCTTTCAGTATTTCACTTTCCATTCCCTCGGTGTCTATCTTCAATAAATCTATTCGTGGGAAGTTATATTCGTCCACCAAATCTTTTAAGGTGCAGGATTTAACCTTAATCTCTTTTACCTTTTTACTTCCCATTGGTGCGTATAAGTCCCACCTAAAATGCCCGTCAACGTGTCCGTTTCCCGCCCACTTACAAACATTAAAAGTTACCTCTTTTCTGTCGTCGCCAATCACGGCCTTTTCTACATAAATTAGCTTGTTGTTGGTATTGAGCTTTGCATATTTCATACATTCAGGCTCTGGCTCGCAAACTAATATCTTGGCTTTCGGGTAAAAGGTTTGAAATTTAAAAGATGCTGTGCCTACATTAGCCCCAAGATCAACGATATATTCTATATTTTTATCAACAGAAAAAAGCTCTTTGATTTTGTATTCATCTAAAATTATCACACTTTCTTCGTGGGCTTCTACACATTCCTTTAATGCCTCGTTGTATTTAAGCGCCATATTGTTTATTTTGTTATTTCCCTAAAAAATTCTAAATATGGTTCTTCGTTTCCGCCAATTGATTGGCGTTGTGTATGATAAAAACTATGAAACATAAGCGCATCTCCCGCAAACCAAACTGGTCTTTTAAACTTCTCTGGTAATTCCCAAGCCATTTGTGATTCTTCTAATGCTCCACATTCAATTTTATCTTTACCCCACCAAGCAATACTACAAATAGAAAAGTGTTTATAGTCATCAAAACTTTTACTCGGCAGATAATAAGCTGATAAACTACCGTCATTATATCTTTTTTGAAATGTTTTGTGAATGTGGTCTATTAAACCGCTGTCTGTATAGTTAAATGCATCAAGATATGCCCAATCCAAGTCGTCTTTTCT